ATCGAGAAAGAGTTTGACTACCGTGAGCAAGGTTTTTGGTTTATGAATAACGGAGTCAAAACCTATATTACAGGCTCTCACTATATGTACTTACAATGGTCAAGCATTGACGTTGGTTATCCTGACTTTCGTGAAGCAAATAGAATTTATTGGATATTTTGGGAGGCTTGTCGTGCTGACCCAAGGTCATTTGGAATGGTCTATCTTAAAATTAGACGTTCGGGATTCTCATTTATGTCATCGTCAGAATGTGTGAACATAGGCACCCTCGCACGTGACGCACGTATAGGTATCTTGTCTAAGACGGGTGCTGATGCTAAAAAAATGTTTACTGATAAAGTTGTGCCTATCAATAGCAGGCTTCCGTTCTTTTTTAAACCTATTATGGATGGTATGGACAAGCCAAAAACTGAGTTGGCCTTTAGAGTTCCTGCTGCAAAGATTACTAAGAAAAATATGTACGAGTCTGATGACAATGAGATTGACGGACTTGACACTACAATAGATTGGAAGAATACAGATGACAACTCTTATGATGGAGAGAAACTATTATTCTTAGCACACGATGAGAGTGGTAAGTGGACTAATCCTGTAAACATTAAAGAGAATTGGCGTGTAACTAAAACCTGTTTGAGATTAGGTAGCAAGATTATAGGCAAGTGTATGATGGGCTCTACCTCAAATGCCTTATCAAAAGGAGGACAAAACTTTAAAGATATTTACGAGCAATCTAATGTGAAGAATCGTAATGCCAATGGGCAGACTAAGAGTGGCCTTTATGCCATATTTATCCCTATGGAGTGGAATATGGAAGGTTTTATTGATAGATATGGTCATCCTGTGTTTCGTAAGCCTGAAGAGGCTGTAATGGGCGTAGATGGCAATTGGATTAAGAATGGAGCCATTGACTATTGGGAGGCTGAGGTTGACTCTTTAAAGAGTGACGCTGACGCACTGAACGAGTTTTATCGTCAGTTTCCAAGAACAGAGTCTCACGCATTTAGAGATGAGAGCAAGCAATCCTTATTTAATTTAACTAAGCTATATCAGCAGATTGACTACAATGACTAATGAGCACCTTGGTTCATTTGGTTGTGACTCTTATGACATCTCAGCCGTAGTAGGTGGACGTGGTTCTAATGGTGCATTGCACGGTATGACTAAGTTTCATATGGATGATGCGCCTGTTAATGAGTTTTTCTTGGAGTATGTTGCTCGTCCACAGACGGCAGAGATATTCTTTGAAGAAGTCTTGATGGCTTGTATATTCTACGGAATGCCTATCTTAGTGGAGAATAATAAACCAAGGCTTTTATACCATATTAAAAATAGGGGATATAGAGGCTTTTCTATTAATAGACCTGATAAGCAGATGGCTAAATTAACTAAGACTGAGCGTGAGTTAGGAGGTATTCCAAACTCATCAGAAGATGTTAAACAAGCGCACGCTTCTGCCATTGAGTCGTATATAGAGAAGTTTGTTGGGTTAGATTTAGAAGCAAAATACAGAGACCCTGAGGAGATGGGGACAATGCCATTCACAAGAACACTTGAGGATTGGGCAAAGTTTGACATTAACGACAGAACAAAGTTTGACGCCTCTATTAGCTCGGGATTGTGCATAATGGCCAATCAGAAGCATTTGTATGTGCCTGAGAAAAAAGAATCGAAATTAATTATTAACTTCGCTAAATATAGCAATGAAGGAAAAACAAGTCAATTGATTAGATGAAAAATGTAGCAATCGAAATAAATAGTGTGTCCTTTCCAAGTCAGTTAGCTACTGACGCAGAAAAGGCATCTGACTCATTTGGTTTACAAGTGGGTCAGGCCATCCAATATGAATGGTTTCGTAAAGATGGAAATGCCTGTAGATACTATAGCCAATGGAGAGATTTTCGCAGATTACGATTATATGCACGTGGAGAACAGTCTATTGCAAAATATAAAAATGAAATTGCTATTGATGGTGATTTGTCTTATTTAAACTTAGATTGGACACCCGTTCCTATCCTTCCTAAATTTATTGATATTGTTGTAAACGGTATGTCTGATAGACTTTTTAAAGTTAAGACTTATGCACAAGATGCAATGTCTCAAGCTAAAAGAAGCAAGTATCAAGATATGATTGAGGCGCAGATGGTCTCAAAAGATATATTAGAAACCATTAAAGATAAGACAGGCGTTGATGCTTTTATGATGGACCCTGAGGAGCTTCCTGAAACTGACGAAGAATTATCATTATATATGCAGCTTAAGTATAAGCCTGCTATTGAGATTGCAGAAGAAGAAGCAATTAATACCATATTCGATGAGAATCATTATGACGATATTAGAAAAAGAATAGACTACGATATTACTGTTGTAGGTATTGGTGTAGCTAAACACGAGTTTTTACAAGGAACAGGTGTTCAGATTTCATACGTTGACCCTGCTAATATTGTGTATAGTTATACTGAAGACCCATTCTTTAAAGATTGTTTCTATTGGGGAGAGATTAAAACCCTTCCTATTATGGAATTAATGAAGATTGACCAAAGCCTTACAAAAGAAGATTTACAAGAGATAACTCAATATAGTCAAGCGTGGTATGATTATTACAACGTGGCTCAGTTCTATGAGAATAGCTTATTTAACAAAGATACTTGTACCTTAATGTACTTTAACTATAAAACATCTAAGAAGGTGGTTTATAAGAAGAAAAGACTTGAAGGTGGTGGCTCTCGTGTTATTGAAAAAGATGAGACTTTTAATCCTCCTGTTGAAATGATGGAGGAAGGTAACTTTGAAAAGATAGAAAAAACTATTGATGTTTGGTATGAAGGTATTATGGTAATGGGTACCAATATCTTATTACAATGGAAGATGTCTGAGAATATGGTTCGTCCTAAGTCAGCATCTCAACACGCTTTACCAAACTACGTTGCTTGTGCACCTCGTATGTACAAGGGCGTTATTGAGTCATTATGCAGAAGAATGATACCATTTGCTGATTTGATTCAAATCACGCATTTAAAATTACAACAAGTTATTGCTCGTACTGTACCTGATGGTGTCTTCATTGATGCTGATGGATTAAACGAGATTGACTTAGGAACGGGTAATGCATATAATCCTGAGGATGCTTTAAGATTATACTTCCAAACGGGTAGTGTCATTGGTAGAAGTTATACTCAAGATGGTGAGTTTAATAATGCAAGAGTGCCTATTACTCAGCTTAACTCAAGCTCAGGTGCGGCTAAAACCCAAATGCTTATCACCAATATGAACCATTACATCGATATGATTAGGTCTGTGACCGGTCTTAACGAGGCGAGAGATGGTTCAAACCCTGACCCTAACTCATTGGTTGGGTTACAGAAATTGGCTGCATTAAATTCAAATACAGCAACAAGACACATCCTTGATGGTTCTTTGTACATTTATCGTTCATTAGCTGAGGCATTAACCTATAGAGTAGGTGACATTCTTCAATATTCTGACTTTAAAGAAGAGTTTGCTAATCAAATTGGAAAGTACAATGTGTCTATCTTAAATGATATTAAGGAGCTTTATATCTATGACTTTGGAATATTCATTGAAATTTCTCCTGATGAAGAGCAAAAAGCACAGCTTGAAGGTAATATACAAATGGCATTATCTAAAGGTGATATTAACCTTGAGGATGCAATTGACATACGTGAGATTCGCAACATTAAACTTGCTAATCAATTACTTAAGATGAAGCGTATTAAGACTCAAGAGCGTTTAGAAAAAAACGAAATGCAGAAGCAAGCAATGATGGCTCAGCAACAATTGAAGTCTCAGGAGTTGGCAGGACAGGTTGCAATGCAGAAAATTGAAATGGAGACAAGGTCTAAGATGCAGATTAAACAAGCTGAAGTTGCCTTTGAAATTCAAAGAACTGAAGCTGAGGCTAAATTAAAATCTCAGTTAATGAGAGAAGAGTTTGACTACAATATGCAACTTAAAGGTATTGAATCAAAAGAAATTACTGATAGAGATAAGATGAAAGAGGATTTAAAATCGCAAAGAATTAGTCAACAAAATAGCGAGCAATCTAAGTTAATTAATCAAAGAAAGAACAATCTTCCTCCTATGAGCTTTGAATCAAACGAAGATAGTTTAGATGGATTTGACTTAGCGGAATTTGAACCTCGATAAAATGTCGAAATTTTTATCTATTTTTGTATAAATTAAATCAAATCAAATGGAATTAAAAGTTAGAGCGTTAGACGTAATTGAACCTAAGAGTGTTCAAGAAGTGGAGCAACAATTACTTGAGAAGCACGAAGAGTCGTTAAATCAAGAACCGGAGCCGGAAATAAATGAACCGGAGCCACAAGCAAATGAGGTTGAATTAAGAGATGAAGATGTTCTTTCATATATTGGTAAAAGATATAACAAGCAGATTAATTCATTAGATGATTTAGTGGCTGAGCGTAAAGAAGCTGAGCAACTACCTGAAGATGTAGCTGCTTTTATGAAATATAAAAAGGAGACAGGACGTGGTTTTGAAGACTTTGTTAGATTATCAAAAGACTTTGAAACAATGGACCCTGACCAACTTCTTAAAGAATACCTTGCTTCCACACAGGAAGGTCTTGATAGTGATGACATTGAGACGTTAATGGATGAGTATAAGTTTGACGTAGAGTTAGACGATGAGTCAACCATTAAAAAGGCAAAAATTGCAAAAAAGAAAGTTCTTGCTGAAGCCAAGAAATACTTTAATTTGCAAAAGGAACAATATAAAATGCCGCTTGAGTCAAGAATGGGATTTGTTCCGGATGCAGAAAAAGAAGTGTACGAAAGCTATAAGCAATATACCCAACAGGCAAAGACCATAGAAGAGGAGAACAATCGTAAGCGTCAATGGTTTGACCAAAAGACGAACGAAGTTTTTAACGGAGAGTTCAAAGGTTTTGAGTTCAGTGTTAATGACAAGAAGTTCACGTTTGCTCCGGGAGACGCCAATGAGTTAAAAAAGAACCAAGCAACACCACAAAACTTTATTAACAAGTTTTTAGATGAGCAAGGTTTGATGAAAGACGCATCAGGTTATCATAGGTCTTTGGCAATAGCAATGCATCCTGAGAAGTTTGCTAAGTACTTCTACGAACAAGGATTAGCTGACGCCACAGATGATGTTACTCGTAAAATCAAAAACATCAATATGTCTGAGCGTAAAGCTCCTGAAGTAGGAAAGGCTACAGATGGAATGCAGGTGAAAGCGATAAACCCTGATTCAGGACGAAACCTGAAAATTCGCAGCATAAAAAAAATATAAACATTAAAATTAATTAAAATGGCAAGTGCATTATTAAGTAACCCTACCTTTGCGTTGCAGCCAAGTGCTGAGCAGGTAGCCTTACAAACTAACTACATTACCAACTTTAATTTCTTGAATCAGTATCTTCCTGATACTTATGAGAAGGAATTTGAGCGTTATGGTAACAGAACAATTGCATCTTTCTTACGTATGGTAGGAGCAGAGATGCCGTCTAATTCAGACCAAGTTAAATGGGCTGAGCAAGGACGTTTACACATTAAGTACACTAATATTACTTCAGCAGCAGCAGCAGGTGCGGCAACCGCAACTTTCACTGTAGCTGATAGTGGTGTAACTTATATCGCTATCCGTGTTGGACAAACAGTTATGATTCAAAACAATGCATCAGGTGTTTTCAACAAGGCTATCGTAACAGCAGTTCCTTCAGCAACTACTTTCACAGTAGCTTATTATGAGACTGCAGGTCAAGCATTTGCAGTTTCTACTCAATGTACTGTATTCATTTACGGTTCTGAGTTCAAGAAAGGAACAAACGGAATGGTTGGTTCATTAGAAGCAGAAGATAGCATCTTCTCTAACAACCCTATTATCATCAAAGATAAGTATGCGGTTAACGGTTCTGATATGGCTCAAATCGGTTGGGTTGAAGTAACTACTGAGAACGGTGCTACAGGATACTTGTGGTATTTGAAATCAGAGCACGAAACTCGTTTACGTTTTGAAGATTACTTAGAGACTTCAATGATTGAAGCAGTTCCTGCTGCAGCTTCTTCAGGTGCGGCAACTGCAGGTTTCATTGGTTCTGAGGGTATTTTCTACGTAGTAAACAATCGTGGTAACGTATGGGGTGGTGGTACTCCAACAACTTTATCTGATTGGGATTCTATCGTTTCTCGTTTAGATAAGCAAGGTGCTATCGAAGAGAACGTAGTATTCGTAAATCGTGGATTAAGTTTCGATATTGATAATATGTTAGCTACATTGAACGGTTACACTTCAGGTGGTGTTGCTCAATCAGCTTCATTCGGTCTTTTCGATAACGATGTTGATATGGCGTTAAACTTAGGTTTCACAGGATTCCGTAGAGGTTATGACTTCTACAAG